AGCTATTTTCAGTGGGTCAATTCTTTAAGTATTCTACTATATATACTTCTATGAGTATGGGAACGTCCATGGTAGAAAGAGAAAACTACATTGCTATAGATAGAGGTTATGAAGATGTAACAAAAATTAACCCCTACGATTACAATCTCACCATCGGTTTGCGTAAGGTGGCTCGTATGGATTATGAGTATAAAATAAAAACATGGTATTATGGTACTGAGAGAACTGTGTCAGACAACACTATTATTGGGAACGCTCCTGGTTGGGAGTATTTGTTTAATTATTCTTTTATACGTAATCGTGGCGAAAGGTTTAATAATTCAAATTTTTGGTTACGTTACCTCGGTACTAAAACCGTTCACAAGATTCAATATAAAGACAATGAGAGAGTAGGGTTAGAATATGGGTCTGTGGACAACAGACTTAGGTTTACTAAAGGCCCATGGGATTTAACCTTAGGAATGGTTGTTAGAAATCATCCTGTTTATGGAGTAAATCCTATTGAAGACTTTTGGATTCCCGGTCAAAGCACATTTGTAGAATTAGCAGCAGATTTCGGTTATAGTAGAGAATTTGTTAATGGTGATTGGCATTGGTCAAGTGGGGGAGAGGTTATTGCTACTTCTAATGATGAGTTTTATAAACATTATTTTGGTGATGCAGTTGCATCATTTAATGAACAAGAATTAGAAAAATTAGGCACTCAAAATGAAATTAGTGCTGTTTTAGGCGTTTCATACTATAAATGGACTCCTAAACTATGGATTCACGTATGGTATAATTTATTACCTTTGCATTATGGGGTAGATGATTATTCTTTTGATTATAATCAAGAAGAATATGATTGGATGGAATGGGATGCGGGTATAGTGTTAGGTTCTCGTATAACAAAAAACTTAGGTTTGTTTGTTGAGGGAACACACCAAAGATATTGGATGATACCTGTATATGAATTAAAGTTTGGGTTTAACTATTTAATCTATTAGTATGAAAAAAATATTATTAAGCTTTTTAGTTCTGTTATCATATTTCGGAACAAGTCAAGATTACGATTTTCAAGCATTATGTATTGCATGCGCAGAGGCGGGGGGTTTTTATTGTGGAGACAATCCAGATAATTGGACACAATATGCACCTAATGGGTGTGTGCCTAACGGGCCTGATTTATTTTATCTTAATGATGGATGGGAAGATTGTGTAGATGGAAGCGATGAGCAAGACGCTGCTCCCACCACTGTAGCTGATTGTGGGTCTTATGGTGCGGAGTGTGATACTGTATATGTGGAAATACCTGTTGTTGAGTATGAGTATATTTATCAAACAGATACTATTATAGAATATGAAACAATAATACAAACAGAATATATATATATTACTGACACTATATATGCCGACGTTTTAGACACGATGTTTATAGATGTTATAGAATATGTAGAAATATTTGTTTTAGACACTTTAATTGAATATGTAGAAGTAATAGACACCGAGTATATTGATTGTGTTACAGGGTTACCTTGTAATACTTCCATATCAGAGATAATAAAAGAGTCTCAGGGGTCAAGTTTAATGTATAATATTTATGGACAACATATACGTAAACCTAAAGGTGTGTATATTCAAAACGGAGAAGTAAAATGGCGCAAATAGGCGAGAACACCAAGATAAGCACTGATTTAAAATTCATCATAAGCTTTATTGTTATGATTGTGGGTTTAGTGGGGACATATTATAATCTTGTGGGGCAAGTAAGTGCTATAGAATTAAAAGTGGAAAAATTTGATGGATACCCTAGTGCTAATGAAATAAATATGAAAAATGAACTAATTAGGCAGACAGTGTTGTCTAATAAAGAGACACTAGATGCGATTGAAAAAAAGATAGATGTTATGGATGAGCGGTTGTATCAGGTAATTCAAAAATAATGGTATTAAGATTTTTATTATTATTTGTATTTTTTTTAACATCATGTTGTTTCGGGCAGTCGATAGGAAGTGAAGTTGAGCTTAACGAAAAGTTAAATGAAGATATTGTTGTTGTGGAGTTCTATGCCGAATGGAATAAAGGTAATATGGTGGATTTAGGTGAGTTTAAAAATGTTAAAACTTACATTATAAACATTGAAGATGTTCCAAGTTTAGTTTCAAAGTATAAGATTTTATCTGTTCCTACTATTATTGTTTTTAACAACAAAAAAGTCGTAGACAAATACGAGGCGGACCTAACCTTTCAGCTTTGCATAAAGCAAGCGAAAAAGAAAGTAGAGGCTTTAGTGTTACAAAAATTTATGTAATTATGAGAATTAGCAAAAACTTTACCCTCGAGGAGCTCACCAGAAGTAGTGTTGCTACTCGTTTGGGTATCTGTAATCAACCCACCACAGATGGTATACATAAACTTACCATGATGACTAATGCGTTGTTGCAACCTATTCGACGAGAAATAGGCCCTATAAGAATTACTTCAGGGTACAGAAGCCCTGAGTTGAACATAGCGATTGGGGGAAGTTCCAATTCACAGCATTGCAGATATGAGGCGGTGGACTGTCAGTTTTACAAAAAGAACCAAATGGATAATATAAAAATCTATGAAGCTATTAAAAGTTTAAAACTAGATTTTGACCAACTTATTTTAGAATTTGGAGACAGTGATGAAACACGTGATGGGGCTCCTGCTTGGATACATGTAAGTTACAAGATAACTGACAATAGACAAGAGGTGTTGGTGGCGTATAAAGATAAAAATAATAAAACAAAATATAGACACCCCCTAAAATACAAATCATTATGATAAAGAAAATTATTAAAAACTTAATAGGGAATGCTTCTGAGATTTTAGACGAAGTAGTTACTACTGATGAAGAAAGGTTGGCCGCCAAAGAGCGGTTAGAGCAATTATTGCAACGACATGAAAAACAAATGTTTGAGCTAGAAGTAGAGGATAGAAAAAGTGCACGTGAACTATATAGTGATGACGCATCGATTCAAAAAATATTAGCAACTGTTTTTACTATTGCTTATTTTGCTTTAAGCTTTATAATGTTTAGATATTTTGTAACAGGAGACATGAACTTAGGAGAGTTTGAAATAAGTTTTATATCAACAATTTTTGGAGCTATGTCAGCTAAAGTGAATACGGTTGTTGATTTTTTCTTCGGAGGTTCTCACAATAAAAAAGATTAATATGGCGGTGAATAAAAAAAACATGAAATGCAATGTGGTGCGACCTAGCACACGCCCGGGTAAAAAGAAAATGGTTAAAGCATGTGAAGGTGGTAAAGAAAAGTTGGTGCACTTTGGGGCTAAAGGTTATGGTCACAATTATTCAACTGCTGCTCGAAAAAGTTTTAGAGCGAGGCATAAGTGTGGAGAGAAAAAAAGTAAGCTAAGTGCTCAATATTGGGCCTGTAAAGTTCTGTGGGCAGGCAAAGGAGGGTCAACAAAATCGTCCCCAAAATCAAGGCAAGGAAAATATTAGTATATTTGTAAAATAATTTAAAATTAAATATAATGGCAAAAAAATTAAAAAAAGAAGAGTTGTCTGAGTTAAGAGTAGCGCTTCAAAATTACAATAGAGCAAAAGTGGAATTAGCAGACAATGAACTGCGCAAGCAAATGATTCTAAATGTAATAAAAGAAATGAAAGACAACTTTGGCAACAAAGAGAAGGTTCTTTTACAAAAATACGGTAAAGATGCTAAAATTAATTTAGAAACCGGAGAAATAACCCAAACACAAAAAGAAAAGGTAAATGGCTAAAATAAGTACGTATGCTCAAGTAATATCACCTGCTTTATCAGATATATTGATAGGAACAGATGTGGATAATGATAACTTAACTAAAAACTTCACTATTCAACAATTAGTGGGAATGTTAGGAGGAGGTGCGTCCGGCGCAATAATCACATTGCCTGACTATGCAGACGATGCGACTGCAGGGGCGGCGGGTTTGGTTGCGGGCCAACTTTATCAGACTAGCGGCACGGTTAAAGTAAAAACATAATCTATGCCTAAGATAAGCACATATGGAATCAAAGCTCCTCCTGTAGCTAGTGATATGTTGGTGGGTACTGACACTACTAACACTCCCCCGAATCAAACTAAAAATTTTACAGCCCAAGATTTGTCTGATTTTGTGACTAATGATTTGCAATATCTTAAGGTTGTTATTCCAGGAGGGGTTACGGTTCAAGAACTACCGGCTAATCCCTATGATTTAATTCCTGCTCCGGGGGTGGGTAAAGCTATTGTTTTGTTTGATTTTTTTTTCGGCACCTATCCTTATGAGGCGCCTGCTTATAATTTTCCTACCCCGGTAGAATGGTTTGTGGAATATGTAAATGGTGCGGGAGTCGTTGTTTATACATGGCAGAATCTTGGTTCTAATACTATAAATAACCCGAACCCTATGGGTTTGTATCTTCAAAATAACAGTACTTATGATGTGTTTCCGGATTTAGAAAATTGCAAAGTGCGATTAAAAGTTACTGCGCCTGGCAATGCAACGACGGGAGCTAGTAATTTAAATATAAATTCTACGTATAAAATTTATAGTGTTAATTAAGAGCAAAGTAATGTTATGGTCCAGGTTAAGTCTTTATCTAAAAAACGTCTTCCTTTAAGCATGAGCGACAAGATGGTGGGGACAGACACAATAGACCCTACTAAGCCTGTAAAAAATTTTGACATCCAAGAGTTAAGTACATTTTTTTTAAACGGATGGTCATTTTCTACAAACACTTTTGTTATAGATAGTAACTTTACGCTTTATCCTCAGGGAGTTAATCCTGAGTTAAATCCGGATTTAGTTCCACCGGCCCCCGCAGGAAAAACTATTGTTATAGACCCCAGATTTGCGGTATGGAAGATAGTTCATGACCCAAATAATCCCGCCATTGCTAACGACCCCATCGGTATATACAGTAGTTTTTTGGGGCAACTTTATGATTCAACAGGGGCTTATTTAGCTCAAACCACTTTAGCTGCAGGCGCAGGTTATACTACCAATTTGGAAAAGCTAGGAATAGGAAGGGTGAACACCCCTCAAGATTCTATTAATAAAATTGTTAAATTACGCCTAAGTAACGCCGCAGGTATCACTGATTATCAGCTTTTTATAACTCCGAATGGGAGTAGATTGCTGTGGACAGCATTTGGACCTATTACTTTTACAGGGAGAGCCACTGTAACAACTACAATAAGATATAAACATATAGATATAACTTAAATAAAATAAAATGGATATAAGAAAAATTTCTATAGGACCGGATTACAAGTCTGGTGCTATGCATTACATTGTAGGACAAGATGTTCTTAATGAAACTCACCAGATTCACTTAATAAAAAATGATAATGGTGCAATAAAAATTTGGATTCAAAAAGATAATGAAATAGTTTTGTGGAAAGAGTTTACGGACACAATGCCTATATCTATTGAATATAATATTTTTTTTGAATGAAATCATTAACAGACTTTATTGTAAAACCTAAAAATAACAAAAGATACACTAACACTAAAAATATTGGAGGCGTAGATTTTATTGTTAGCTCATCACAAGAAGACCACAAGTTTTCAAATAGAGAGGCGGTAGTTTTAGAGACTCCACGTGGATATAGTGGTCCTATAAAAAAAGGAGATACTTTATTGGTGCATCATAATGTGTTTAAGTTTTATAATGACATGTATGGTAGACAAAAAAGTGGCAGAAGCTTTTTTAAAGATGATATCTTTTTAATTGATTCAGAACAATTTTTTTTATACAAAGATAAAGGTGGGTGGAAAACATATGACCGCTATTGTTTTGTTAAGCCGTTAAAGGTGGAGCAAAATATGTATATTGCTAAAAACACCATATACGAACCTTTACTAGGAAAAATGAAATATTCCAATAAATACTTAAAGTCTCAAGGGGTAAAAAATGGAGATACGGTAAGTTTTACTCCTGAAAGTGAGTATGAATTTTATGTAGATGATGAACTATTGTATAGGGTATACGACCATCAAATAACACTAAAGCTATGAGCCAAGAGTTTGAATGGAAAAAGGTGGACATAAAAGATTTTTGGAAACACACTCAGCATAAGGTTCATAAAAATAAAAAAAAATATAATCGAAAAAAAGATGGATTCAAAAGAACTAAAAACACAGATTATTGAAGCGGGCAGAAAGGCGGTAAAGCAGCTAATCAAAGTAGCGCGTGAAGAAATAATTAAACCTGACCCTGAAGACGAATTGGCGGCTGATAGATTAAAAAATGCGGCAGCCACTAAAAAGCTAGCCATTTTTGATGCTTTTGAAATTCTTAGTAGAATAGATAGTGAGGAAGAGAGTTTAAAGGCATTAGATAGTAATAAACATTTAGACACTAAACAAGGATTTGCAGAAAGACGTTCAAAATAAACTTTACGAGGTATTACACAATTACATACCTAAGCGTGTTCTAACTAATAAAAATAGAGGACGAACATGGCAGTATGGATATAATGAAAAGTATGACTTTGTAAATATTTCTAAATCAGGACAAGTTGGTGAAATTATAAAAATAGCCGGATTAACAATAGGTTTACCTTTAGAACCTAAAACATCCTATGCTAGAAGTAAAAATAAAAAAGAACAATATTGGGAAAGAACTCTTCTTCCTAAGTCCTTATCTAAAATTCAATCTATATTTCAATGGAACGATGCGCCTAAAGAGTTTAAGGCAAGATGGGTAGAGTATATTGAAAATGAATTTGATAAAAGAGAAGAAGGCTTTTGGTTTATGAACAATGGAGAACCCACTTATATTACCGGCTCTCATTATATGTATCTACAATGGACAAGTATTGATGTCGGTTATCCTGATTATAGAGAGGCAAATAGAATTTTCTTTTTGTTTTGGGAGGCGTGTAGGGCTGATAAAAGAAGTTTTGGAATGACTTATTTAAAAATAAGACGGTCAGGATTTTCTTATATGGGGTCATCAGAATGTGTTAATGTGGGTACATTAGCAAAAGATTCAAGGGTTGGAATACTTTCTAAAACAGGGTCAGATGCAAAAAAAATGTTTACCGACAAAGTTGTTCCTATTTCAAGTAGGTTGCCATTCTTTTTTAAACCCATACAAGATGGAATGGATAAACCTAAAACTGAATTAGCCTTTAGAATACCCGCCTCTAAGATTACTAAAAAGAATATGTATGATGTTGCTAATGAAGAACTATATGGTTTGGATACAACTATTGATTGGAAAAATACAGACGACAACTCTTATGATGGAGAGAAGTTATTGTTGTTGGTACATGATGAAAGCGGGAAGTGGGTAAAGCCTAACAATATATTAAATAATTGGAGAGTTACCAAAACATGTTTAAGATTAGGTAGTAT